GAAAGTGGTAGTAATACGGTTGCGTTTACTACAAGTCCAACGTTTGTAACGCCAACTCTTGGTGTGGCAAGTGCTACTACAGTTAACAAAGTAACATTTACCGCTCCTGCAACTGGGTCAACGTTAACTGTTGCCGATGGCAAAACACTAACAGCAAGTAATACACTAACGCTCACTGGTACTGATGCTTCTTCTGTTGCGTTTGGTACTGGTGGTACAGTTGCTTATACTGCAGATAAACTAAGTGCTTTCGCTGCGACTTCTTCTTCAGAACTCGCTGGCGTAATTAGCGATGAAACTGGATCTGGCGCATTGGTATTTGGTACCAGTCCTGCAATTACAACATCATTAACTACCCCAAGCACAACCTTTGCACTAGTTAATACTACAGCGACTACAGTAAACTTTGCTGGTGCGGCAACTACTCTTTCTATCGGTGCGGCCACTGGCACAACTACTGTTAATAATGCTCTAACTGTTGCTGGCGATCTCACGGTTTCTGGAACCACCACTACTGTTAATACCGAAACAATCAATCTTGCTGATAATGTTATTACTTTAAATAGTAATGAAGCAGGAACTCCTTCACAAAATGCTGGTATCGAAGTAGAACGTGGTACTTCCACTAACGTTGCTCTTCAATGGAATGAAACTACCGATGTTTGGGAATATACAGTAGACGGAACTAACTACATTCCAGTTGTTGGCACTACCGCAACCCAGACTCTAACCAATAAAACATTAACGACACCAGCACTGAATGGTGCGGTTGTAGATAATAATAATGCAGTTTCCGCTGCTGGTGCCAATCAGGGTGCTGCTACTGCATTGACAGTTGATTACAACGTAGTTACTACAGTTGCTGCATCTACTGGAGTTAAACTCCCAACCGCGACCGCTGGACGTAGAATTGTTATCGTAAACAAGGGAGCAAATACTCTCTCAATCTATCCAGCAACAGGTGCCGCAATCGACGCATTAGCAGCAAACGCAGCAATTCAGGTTGCAGCAAATGGTTCAATTGAATTGATGGCATCATCAACGACACAGTGGTATTCTCTCGCTCGTGTTGCAATTTATGATTCTTCGGGGACTTTGCTTAACTAATGTCAACAATTATGCAACTTAAAAGAAGTGAGACTGCTAGTGCGGTTCCCACTGCAGGTCAAATTGCAGTCGGAGAACTTGCAGTAAATTTAGCAGACGGAACACTATACTCAAAAAAAACCGACGGAAGTATTATCGAAGTTGGTGGATACAATCCAGAATTTTTTACCATTCCAGGAACAATCGACTTAGGTGATATCGCTGGCGTAGATCCTTCAGTTTACGACATGGGTTCATTATAAATAGTCCCAAAGAGGACAACATATGGCAATTTCATCTAGACAAGGACTAATTGATTACTCTCTCCGTAGACTCGGATTCCCAGTAATCGAAATTAACGTAGACGAAGATCAGGTTTCTGATCGCGTTGATGATGCATTGCAGTATTTTCAAGAATACCATTTCGATGGTGTCGAAAGAACTTATCTGAAGCACCAAATTACAGGCAACAATCTCAAATTTAGCGGACTAAGTTCTCCCTCGTTTACTCTCGGCGAAAAACTCGTCGGCGAAACATCGGGTGCGTCTTGTTATTTGATTTCATTAGATGGTACGAATGCCACAGTTGGTGCGACAACAGGAGTATTCCTAGTAAGCGAACCTGTAACTGGAGAGACTTCAGGATTTACTCGTACGCTTGCATCTTCTCTTTTTTATACTGCTGGTGATTTAGATAACCAGTATATTCCCATTCCAGACGCAGTAATTGGCATCATCAAGTTGTTCAATTTCAATGCTCCTGGCGATGGTATGGAAAACCCAAACAACATGTTCAACTTGGTCTATCAGTTTAGACTCAATGACATGTATAATCTTCTGGCAGCAGACCTTATCTACTATGCACAAGTCAAAACAACTTTGCAGATGTATGACCAGATATTTCCTGGACAGCGTTCGATTAGGTTCAACAGAAAAACAGATAAACTTTATATTGACGTAAATTGGGACGACACGTTCCAAATCGGTGATCATATTATTGTTGAGTGTTATCGTATTCTCGACCCAGCAGAATATACTAAAGTCTACAATGACATGTTCCTGAAAATGTATACCACTGCATTGATTAAGCGTCAATGGGGTGAGAACATGAAGAAGTTCGGAGGGATCCAACTTCCAGGTGGAGTTATTCTTAACGGACAGCAAGTCTATGATGAAGCAGTCGAAGAGATAAAACAAATCGAAACCGAAATGCAACTCAAGTCGGAACTCCCTGTCGATTTCATGGTGGGATAAGATATGCCCACGAACTTCTACTTTCAATCTGGCAACACTTCTGGAACAACAAACGAACAGCGTTTGGTGGAGGATCTTGTCATTGAAAGTCTGAAGATCTACGGACACGACGTTTATTATCTCCCAAGAACTATTGCCAACAAAGATCCAATCTTCGGTGAAGATCCGCTATCATACTTCAGTCAATACTATCCTCTGGAAATGTATCTAGAGAACGTAGAAGGATTCGAAGGCGAAGGCGATCTGTTCACCAAGTTCGGATTCGAGTTTAGAGCATCTGCAAGTTTTGTAGTTTCCAAGAGACGTTGGGAAGAATCTGTCGCAAACAACGCTGAAAATCTCCAACTAACAACAAGACCGTCGGAAGGTGACATCCTTTATTTTCCAAAGACCAAAACGTTCTTTGAAATCAAGTATGTTGACTTCCTCAATCCATTCTACCAACTGGGTAAGATTAACGTATTCAAACTGAAATGCGAAGTCTTCGAATATAGTTCTGAACGATTTATGACTGGTAATCCAGAAATCGATGTTATCGATGATAAATCACAAGACCAATTTGCATACCAGTTCTTGCTGGAGGGTGGCGGAAATCTATTATTAAACTCTGGCGATTCTCTAATCTTGGGTGGTTACTCAGTAACTGAGATAGATCCGTTGGCAAATAATGAAGACTATGATAAACTTGCATATGATGGAATTCTAGACTTTACGTCTATCAATCCATTCGGTGAAGTGTTAGCGAGGAAATAATGTTCGCAGGTAAATTTTTCTACCATTCGCATATTCGTAAAGCGATTATTGCCTTTGGAACTATCTTTAACAACCTAGTTGTGCAACGCAAAAACTCTGATGGAGAATTTGCGCAGAGTCTTCGTGTTCCGTTAGCATATTCAACCAAACAAAAATTCCTTGCTCGTATTGCTTCGGTTACTACAACCGATCCTGCGAGCACAGCAATCACACTACCAAGAATTGGGTTTGAAATCACTGGACTCAATTATAATCCAACTCGTAAGATCAACATACTTACAAAGAATGTTGCTGTTGGTTCAGGCGACGATCCAAACAAGTTGCGATCGCAGTTTACTAGTACTCCATACGACATGAGCATTTCTCTGTATATTTTTGCAAAGAATCAAGATGATGGTTTACAAATTATTGAACAAATTCTTCCATTCTTTAATCCAGACTTTTGCGTAACAATTAATGATATTCCTGAGATGGGTATCAAACGCGATTTGCAAATAACTCTGGAGGGAATCGATTATGAAGATCAATACGAAGGCGATTATACACAGAGACAATCTGTTATCTGGACATTAAATTTCAAACTTGGATTGAATTTCTATGGACCAGTCGAACTACAAGGCATCATTAGAACTGCTATTGCGAATACATATGCAAATGATTCAGCAGATATTAATAATGGACAAAAATATACAGTGACAACATCACCTTCCGACGCAACACCAGAAGTTGGTGCGTGGAACTATGTGGAGACATTTGATGAGTTCTTCGAATAATTATGAAAAATTAGATGAGATTTTTGGGACTCAGACTGAGCAAATATCTACTGCAGTAGTCATCCCACCTACTGTCGCAATTCAAGTTCCAGTTGCTCGTGTATCATCAGGCGATGATATCGAAGACGACTATCAAATTGCTCGGCAGAAACTTAACGATCTTATCGATAAAAGTCAACAAGCACTTGATGGTATGCTCAACGTAGCACTTGCCAGCGACAGTCCTCGTGCATATGAAGTAGTAGGACAGTTGATTAAAACTACTGGTGATACTGCCAAGGATCTGCTGGATCTTCAGGCGAAGAAAAAGAAACTTCGTGAAGAGCAACCAGTAAAGGGTAATATCGAGACTCAGAACAATATTGTTTTTGCTG